ATACATCTGTGGCTATCCCGTATGTAGCCCAGGCAATATCGCAGGTCCGATCAACATTATCGCTACAAACTACATGCACCGTTGTAACGTTGTTGTAAGACCTGACATACATCCCGCCCTTGGTCGCATCTCCGTACCAAGCGCTGAGGGATACAGGGAACTGAGGATTAGAAATGGTCCTGCAATAGTACCTAAAATCAACAGTCCACTCGCCGGCCCCCCAGTTAAAATTCTCTGTCCCAGCTACCCACATCAGGGTGCTCTGGTATGCCATGAAAGCAGATGCTGTACCAAATACTTTGGTGCCGGTATTTGTCGTTGTGCCTGGATTGGCGGTTACTGTACGGTTTTGGGGGGAGCTGTCCGTGAAGACGCTCCCCCCATTTGTACCGTCACAATGTAAGAGTAATTGCCAGGCCATTACTCAGGTTGGGTGAAAATGAAAGAAGAAATGATTGTCGGTTCGCTGATTACCAGAGTTGTTGAGGTCATGTTGAGGAACGCGCCCGCTGTGGCGATATCAAAATACGCTCTAACCGCAGTCGTGCTTGCCCCGGTTGCTACCGTATTGGCAAAGAATGCTCCCCACCCGGCAACGCCGCCAGCCACATTAACACCAGACCATACCTCTGATGTGCTTTTTGCTACACTCCCCGCCGTAGCGACATCCAGGTTGATGCCGTTTGTTGCGGCCCCAGAGACAAATGCCCCTGATGCGAGGGTGATTTCACAAAGGAGAGTCCCGGCCACTGCATCATCGGCGGATGCGGGTATTGTTCCGGTGTAGAGTTTGATTGTGCCATCGGCTAGAGCGTCAGCCAGAGACAAGCCACCAGCTTTTATCCGAGTGTTTCGCAGTCCAGTTGATTCACGAATTATCATAACAATTTACCTTATGGAAGTAATGACGTTGAACCCGCGAAGCAGACTGGCCCCAGTCGTGCCGGTATCGGGCATGATGATTTTCTTTCTAATCAGATTTAAAAGAATCCCATCTGGTGTGCCAAGGCAAAGACCTTCCTTGCTATTCCAGATGGCGCAAAGCCCAGGTGTTTCATAGTCCTTGACTTCTGAACCTTGGATGTAGTCAATAGCGTCTGACCATTCATAGGCAGGGTAAGGCGAAACTGGATCTCCGACAGAGAATGTATGGGGATCAAGCCCACTCATGAAATAGACTGACTTTTCGTCCGAGACAAACACCCCTTGCTTGACGTGCTTAATCATGATGATTTTGGACGGCAGGAGGATGGGGTCTTTCATGCACCACAAGCCCATTTTGCCAAGCTCAGAGGCATAGAGGGCATTGCCTATCGAACCGAGCATGTAGCCATTATGGACCTCGATGTGGTCAAAAACAGGGACGGTTGTCTCAAAGCGCTTGAACGTCTCGCCGAAATTGTATATGTCAACCACCCATGGCCACGACACGCCATCCTGATAGACTCCGTTCTGACCCCCGTTGGTGTAATGAATGGCCGTCCCGTATTGCGCGTAATCAACCTGCGCCCCAGACATCCCCGAACGAATCCCTCTCAGAGAGAAGTCTGTCCCAACTTGATAGAGACTTGTCCCTTGGCACACCAGACAATCAGCACCATCACAGAACAGTGAATGGCCGTTGGTTATCGCCTTGACATCGGTAAACCCGTAGGCCCGCTCCACCTCAAGCGAATCGGAGATTATCACATCCATTGCAATCCCGAGATCTGTCGTAGACCCAATCGGGTCAACTACAATGTCGAGACCGGTGCATTTTTCGAGGATTAAGCCTGGATCGATTTGCTCTGCTGCTGGCATGCCTTAATATCCTCCCAGAGAACCTTTGATTATGGAGAGTTTCATTCTTCCATATCCCTGACGTATTTAGCCTCACGCGGCTTGTATTTCAGGGCGTAGGCCCGAAGATCGGCCAAGTATTTCAGGTGCAGTCCGCCCCAATATTCCGTGTTGATTTTCTTCCCTTCGATACCGTCCTCGATCTCTGAATAGATTTCCCGGCAGCAATAGGCCGACAAAAGAGGACGCTGAAGGTTGTCGGGGATTTCCGTCGGGACTCCCAGCGTCGAGCTTGCGATATCAGCCAGGAGAATTGGCACCGGCTTGCTGTAATATTTGACCGTCAGTGTGTCGGTGTCTTTGCCACGATAAAGAAGGTTTGCCCCCTCCACACAGACCGCCTCGATCCGTCCTGCCTCAATGGGGAAAATCTCAAGGAAGGCGAGCATGTTGTAATAATCGCCAGGCCGCTTTCCTATTCTCCTTCCCTGGTTCACTGAGCCGACCCAGTAGATATTCCTGTGATAATCAGTGGGCAGGGCAACAGAAGAGGCTGACGACAAAGCGGAAAGGCTGGCGGTTTTCGCCAATGCCGGAAGACACAGATCGGGATACTCTTCGCCGCCTACTTCTGATGCCGCCTGATACCTGCCTTCATTGATGAGTGCCAGGATGGTAGCCGTTGAAAAACTACCATCCTGCACCCGATCAACGACATTTTGAATTATGTCGCTGGCTGTCATTGTTAATCACGCTGCAGGGCGAATTCATCCAGCCAAACCGAGCCGAAGATAGCCGTGCTGTTGGTTCTGGCATCGACAGCGACCTTCAGCGGGATAGCGGCGGTGAGTTTCGTTTTCCGCGTTGCCAAAGTCGCGTTCATGGTGGAACCGATGATAGCGGCGGCGGCAGTGTCGGCGGCAATGGCGGCTGTGCCAAGTGCGGTTGAACCACTGGAAAGGGTTACAGTAGAGACGCAACCGGTCACGGCAGACGGAGTGACGGCAAAGCCGAGAACGGTCATGTCAGCCGGGACAGGGATATACAGAGTCCCGGCGCCGGTGCCTGCGGGGATTACAAAAGGTACGATTTTCATGTGTCTTTCCTCAAAGGAGATTAACTCCCGGCTGTTACACCGGGAGGATTAGCGGCTTACGATCACGCCGGGGCCGATACGTTGGTGAACCGACTGTGAGCCTTGCGGTGCTTGCAGCAAAGCTGCCCAACCCACCGGATTGAAGCGGTCCAAATATCCGGCTGAGTGCGGTCGGCTTCCCATTTCGGAGTGGTGAAATCGAAATCCTTGTGGGAAACAAACTCCAGCATCCGGGTATTGTAGGCGTCGACATAAGCCGCGGTCTGGTTCAGGTCCGCGACAACCGGGGCACCGTCGAACAGGACATTGGTGAATCCCTTGCCGGCCAGGGTATTGTCCTGAAAACGGACCAGGGACTGCAGGGAGGCCTCGAAGCCGTCCTTGATCGCCTGGGTGGTGATGTAGAGATCCGGCATACCTTCGGTGTTCGTGTCCACTATCCCCGGCGCCCGAATGAGCTGGAAGCCCTTGAAATTGCCGGTTGTGGCATTCGCGCTGTTGTTGGCTTTCCACAGGGCAACGTCGTCCTCTTTGATTCCACCGTATGCGGTCGAGGTGGTGGTGGAGAAAAGGGCTGCAGCGCCTGCAAAACCCTGCACCCCGCCGACGACATCATTCAAGAAGATACCGGCGCCCATTTTGCGCTTGATCGATTTGGTCATGTTGCCGAACTTGGCAGCGACCAGGTTGACAATCGCGGCCTCGCCGTTGTTCTGGACACGGTCGGTCAGGTCAACGGTCTGAGCGGCGAAGTAACCACCCCACGGGAAATACGCCTTGTTGTGGGTCTCGGTCTTGGTGGTCGGAATTAAGGTCGAATTGCCGTAAACTCCGGTGTGCGCGGCGCCATGCTCCAGCGGACAATCTACGTACTTGCCGCCGTCGGCCGTGCGTTTGCTGTTCATGAGCTTCATGAGCAGTGCATTGGTGGTGAAATAGATATCCGTCGGCTGGCCGAGAATATAGGTGTTGGTCAACGCATTGAGTTCGTCAATGGTAAATGCCATGATAAAACCTCGTTATTGTGCTGAAGCCGAGCGCATCTGTTTCAATGTTGCCATCATCGCGGCGCTCGCCTCCTGGTTGTTCTTGAATGGTCGCTGGACCTGCGGAGCCATCGCCGTGCTGCCCTGTTTTCCCAGGACTTTTCCGGCTGTCTCCGCGCCTTTGGCGAGTTTCGCCCCTTCTTCTTTCGCGGCAAGGATCTTCTGCTCGTACTCCGCCTTGAGAGCGTTCATCTGCTCATCTGCCTTGAATTTGTGGTAAGCCACATACTCATCTGCGAGCGGGTCGGCATCGAGGTACGGCTTGAGCGCTCCAGACTCCAAGACCCCCTGATAATCCGGGTTATCTGTAAGGAATTTCCCCTGGATCTCGGAAACCTTGTTCTGCTGCTGCTGCTGTGAAAGCTGGTTCATCACCCGAGATGCAGTCAGGTTGCTATTGATAGCCAGTGCCTGCTTCATTCCCTCGGCAATTTCGATTTCGCCATCTTCCATCTTCTGGTACAGCTGGCTCAACTGCTCGTCTTCACTCGGTCCTTCCGGTGCTTTGGTCATTTCTTCGAGCTTTGCCCGAAGTGCGCCAATCTCAGAAGACTGCTTGCCGATCATGGTCTGACTGGCCTGGAGCATCTTCTCAAATTTGGCAATGCTGTCGTCTGGCTTCGCCTCTTGTTTCTCCGTTTCCGGGACTTCGGCAGTTTCAGCGACTTCCTCAGTTGCAGGTTCCGGGTTGTCCACGATCAACGGGTTGATGGGTTCCGAACCTGCGGGTGTTTTTTCTTCTTCTGGCGGCATAATGGTTTCCTTTGCCGGACCTTCGGGCTACCCGGCTAGATTTCTCTGTTTGCCGATATTTCGGCGATGTTTCGGGTTTTGAGGTAATGGTTATACTCGCCCCTCGTTGTGATTTTCTGCTTGTCTCCGCTGCTTTGCAGGCAACCTAGCGTCTCCTTGTTCCGCATCCAGGCCGGCATGTCGTCACCGAGCACCATGCCGGCAGAGAGGATCTTGTGGGCATTCCCGCCGCATTCCTCGCACGGCACGGCGTCAGGCTTCTCGATCATCTTGAAGAATCGGTCCTGCTCCCTGCCGCAATTGTCACACTTGAATACATACAGAGGCATGGTTATGCAGCGTGGGTCAGTCCCACGGCCCCCAGGTTGAGGATGATTGCGAACCTGGTATTCGACAGGCCCATCAGGATCAGCGTCTCGCCGGCCGCGTCGAACGTGGCAATCTCGTTCGTGCCATCGTAGGTTCCTGGGCCAAGAGTGACGGTATGGCCCTCTGTACCCGCGTCCTTCTGTGTGATAACCAGCAGTCGGCCGGCCACCGGCTCAAAGGTCATGGCCAGGGCAGCCGCCGCTGAATCGAGTTGGATGAAGGATGCTGTCGGCATTACTCCTGATTCGGTCACCACCTCGGGGGCGAAGACCAGTCCCTCGGGGTTCAGGATCGCATCAATCTGGACACCCAAGGCGGCGGCTACCGAGTCAGCATAGGCTTTGACCGCCTTCTGGGTCGGCACCCGGTCGTCACTGTCAGCCGTCAACGCTGCATCCGTATCCAGCGGCACATGAGACTTCCCGCCGCCGACCACTACGATTCTGTTTTCAGTTCCCATTTTGCACCTGCGGTTGTCTGGCGAATTCGATGAGTTGGCCTACCGTTTCGGGCGGTACGCCTGCTTGGATGAATATCTGCGCGGCCTGGTCAAGCTGATCGCCGCTTTCGGCCATGCGCTCGACGATTGCCCGCCAATTAGGGAAATTCATGGTCTCGAGTAAGGCCTGGCTGTCGATGGCGCCCTTTTCAAAGAGATCGACGGCCTGCTCCTGAACCTGCAGGCTGGTCTGTGTAATGGTGGATCCGGACTCGACCACGTACTGGAACTTCCGACCGATGAGATCCAGGCCGCGAATGCCCTTAACAGCGTCGTCGACCTTGATTGAATCGGTGGTGACTCCGAAGTTTTGGAAAAAGGATATCGCCATGCGGCCGCGTTGCCGGATGAGGTAATCAACCATCCTGATTTTGTGGCGCATCAGGACTTGGTTTCTCTCCTGCAGGGCGACAATAGCGCTGGCGGCCACGATTCTATTCGGCGTATCTCCCCGGTCTGCGTCCTCGATCTGGTAAACCCTGTCGAAGATGCCAAGGAGCATGTCGAAAAGCCGGGTGGTGTCGGCCGGCAGGCTCGGGACATCGACATAGCGAATCCCGGCGCCGGACGATCCGGTCTGCGGGGTAAGAATCAGGCCAGGATTGTTGTTGACATCATCCTCGGTCAGTCCGGTGTCGAGCGGCAGGACCAGGGGCGGCAGCATCACCCGGGCAAGGTAACGGTACATCCGGGAAAGAAGCTCGCTGATCTTCTCGGCCAGGTCGCCTACCTGCTCGGCTGCGGAAAATCCCCATGGAGAGGTGGTATCCCGGTACGAGACTGCGGTTGAATAGGGGAAATGGTCGTAGAGGTAGGTGTTGGCCTGTTCTTCCCGGGTGAGTTCAGGGTTGACATTCGGGTTGGCAGCGTCCATACAGACCAAATCGCCGCTGTTGGCCAGGGTGACCATGCGGATCCCGCCCGGGTATTTCTTCTGCGATGTTTTGTTTCCGGCCTCATCCACGACCTCAATCTTGCTGTTGTCCCGGACAAACAGTTCAACAACCAGGGCCCGGTCCTCGCCGCCCTGGACATTGCCCCGCGGATGCATGGTCTTCGACCCGTACATGGTCGTGGTGATGTTGCCGATCTTGCCGGCGGCTGGCCGGTTCTCTTCCCGCTCTTCGCCCAGGATGGAATAAACCTCGTCGGCGTTGATCGATCCCTCTTCGAGCCCGAACATGGCCTCGACTGCATCAGGTCTGATCGCCGTGGCCATGCCAACATAAGGTGAATCGTTGGGTGTCAACCAGTTGCCGGGGGCGATGACGTAGGAGTAAGGGTCAAGGGCGACTACAGAGCATTCGTTGTTCGTGGGATCGAGGACGCCCTTCTCGATGGTGATGCCGTAAATCTCCATGTCGAGGGCAGAATCAACCAGGATGTTGATCTGCTCGGTGGTATTCCACCAGTCCTTCATCCGGACCGTGACTTTCTTGTCGCTGTCGTCGGGGATGGGCTCGCCGTTCTCGTCAACGATTGGCTCGCCTGTGGACTGGTCGACCTGATATGATCCATCGAGGGAAACGACTTCGGCGGCCGGATTTTTGGCGGTGAGGTTGGCGACTGTGCGCTGGACGTTGGAGAAGATCAGGTTGGCGGTAACGGCATTCTTGTTGCGGAGGCTGCGCTGAACGGCACCACCTCGCCATATCCGGTGGTTCTCTCTCCAGCGGTCTTTCAGGTTGAGGCGGTCCTTCTCGGCCTCGGACACCATGAAGCAGTTGTCCCAGAAGAACCGGCCAACGTCTGGATGGCCTTCAGGCGGGAGATTTGAGAGGGACCATTTTTCAGCCATTAAAAAAGCCTCATAAAAACAACGATTGTTGTCTCCATGAGGCTCTAGGCGTGATGGCTGATCCTATCCGTGAGGCTTGCGCGTGACGGGTGGATTATGGTGTTACTCTGACGAGTTTCCGATAATACCTTCGACGTTATATTTTATATGATCCCAGTTTTCTACAAAGCAGTCGGCAAGCTCGACAATACTTAGTCTTTCAAACCTAATCATATCGTAAGTAACATCTACATGATGGTCGTCTCTTCCTTGTGGCCCATATACATAAGCCGATATGCGAGCTACCTTAAAATCAGAAAGCAGGTTGATTAATCGCCTTTTTTTGTCACTTTTTTCACTGTTTTTCTTGACAGAATCTCTCTCATCCCTGCTCTTATATAATTGCCCATTGTGTTCCCATGCGAGTACCGCGCCTTCATTCTCATCTTCTTTCTTTTTTGAGAAAATCCACATTTATTTTTTCTCTCGCTTCTTATCAATCAACGCGATGAATTGCTTCGCGCATCGGTAGAGGATTTCGATCAGGTCGTCTATCGTCATACCTTCTTCGGCCTCCCCGCCTTCTTAACCGGCGGTTCCCACCCAACAACCC